CTCTAACTGATGGGCATAAGGCTTTGTTTTAAAATTATATTCACTCATTTTTTATTTTTATAGTTGACTATGAGATAAATTGCAAGTAGTAAATAGAAAAATATGGGAGAGCATATGAATAACATAACAAAATTATTTGAAGATGTATCAACAGAATCATTTAATAAAATAGATGATGAAGCTCTTGGTCAATTAGGATCAGAGATTGAACGCATACGTTCGGTTCAAGAACAAATTGAATTAACGGAAGTAAAAATAAAAAAACTAAAAGAGGAAGAGCAAGTATTAGCTGACAGCATTACAGATCTTCTTCAATCAAAAGGTGTGTCTGAATTAAAATTAACAGACGGATCTAAAGTCACCACAAAAGAACAACTTTATTGTAGTATTAAAGAAGAAAATAAAGATGCTGCACATAATTGGGTGCGTGATCAAGGTGATGGTGATATAATAAAGAACATAGTTAGTGTGGATTTCAAAAAAGGTGAAGACAAAGTAGCCCAAGAATTCAAACAACTAGCAGAGGATTCGGGACTCGTTCCGAATGAAACCTCATCAATACATCCGAGTACATTACGTTCGTACTTGAATGCAAAATCCAGAGATGGAGTAGACTTTGATGAGAAATTGTTTGGTGCCTTTAGGCTTAATAAAGTCAGTATCAAGCAATCGTAACTTTAAACAATGAGGTATGAATTATGAATAAACAAGTTCAGAAAAAAGAAAGCAACAATGCTGTTGCTATTATGTCTCAATTCGAAGGAGTTGATACAGGATTTGAAGAGATGAGCGCAGATGATCTGCAGCTTCCTCGTTTAAAACTTCTACAAGCTATGTCTCCAGAGTTAGAAAATGATGATGCACTACGTGCAGGTCATGTGCTTAATTCTGTTACTGGAGATTGGTGGCCTAGTGATCAAGGGGTTAAGGTTATCCCTTGTGTTTATCATAAGACTTACGTTGAGTGGGCTCCTGTTGGTAGTGGTGCTAAAGGGCCTGTGGCCGTGCACCAATCAAAAGAAGTCATGAATGACACGATACGTGGTGATGATAATAAGTTTTATAAGAATGATAACTCAGGTAATTACATCGAAGAGACGGCTAATTACTTTGTGTTAATTATAGGGGGGAAGGGTGAAACAAGTCAAGCAGTGATCTCAATGAAGTCATCGCAGCTTACGCCAAGTAGAAATTGGAATAGTAAAATGAAAAATTTAAAGATCCAAAATTCAAAAGGAACTTATTTTACTCCACCAATGTGGTCACATTCTTATCTTCTTAAATCAGAGAAGGCAAAGAATGGAGATAAAACCTGGTATAAGTGGAAGATAGAGCTAGACTCTATGTTAACAGATGAAGCGCATGTCAGTGAGGCATCTGCTTTTTCTAAAGACATGGGTGCAGCGAAGGAGAAGCTTCAACCAGAAATGGAGGAGGATAAAACTTCACAAGATAAAGTACCCTTTTAACAGTTAGGTTGTAGAAAATGGTTAACGGATTACAGGCCCGTTCGTCAGATTATGTGTTGTTCTACAACTTATGCTTTCTTAAACAACGCATAATCATGGGCCTGCATTTAACTATTTTACATCATGAGCACACAAAAATTTAAAAAAATATTCGAGGGTTTAGATAGGGCATATGGTCAATACTCACCGGGTGATATTAAAAACGGAAAGGTAGGAGGCAATGCAGTTACTAAAAGAGGTTTTATATCAGATACATTATGGGAAGATCATCTTGCGGGTAAAGCGCCTAGTTTGGGAAGTATCCCCATTAGAGATGATAGCACTTGTTCTTGGGGTTGTATTGACATTGATACTTATCCTTTAGATTATAAAAAAGTAATTTCCAATATACGAAAAAATAAACTACCATTTGTACCATGTCGTTCAAAAAGTGGTGGTGCACATTTATTTCTTTTTACAGAAGAACCAATCACAGCAGAGATCATGCGAAACAAGTTGATGGAATTAGCTGGAGGATTAGGCTATGGCAGTTGTGAAATATTTCCAAAGCAAGTTGAACTCAATACGACTAGAGGAGACATTGGTTCTTTTCTTAATCTACCTTACTTTGATAGCAGTAATACTATGCGCTATGCTTTTCTTGATGATGGCAGTGCTGCTACATTGGATCAGTTCTTTGATCTATATGATGAACACAAAATTAAAAAAGAAGATTTTGAAAAGATAAAAATAAAAACAAAGAAAAAAACATCTGGATTTGATGGACCACCTTGCCTGGAAACATTAATGAATGTTGGTATTGATGAAGGTGGTCGTGATAATGTTTTGTATCATTACTCAGTGTATGCAAAAAAGAAATGGCCAGATGATTGGGAGAATAAAATTTCTGAGTTTAATAACAAGTACATGAACAAACCTTTGTCTTATAGACAAGTAGATAAAACAATTAAACAACATCAGAAAACAGATTACAAATACAAATGTAAGGATCAACCAATGTGCAGCTTCTGTGACTCTTCTCAATGTCGTAAGAGAGAGTTTGGTATTGGTGGAGATTTTGAGTTTGGTTTTGATAGTATAAAAAAATATCAAACAGAGAATTCTATTTGGTACATAACCATTGATGGCAGACAAGTTCGTGTAAGAACAAAGACATTACATAAACAAGATACATTTCAAGAAACTGTTTATGATCAAATAAATGTTATCCTTCCAGATCTATCAAGAAAAGATTGGAAGATAAAATTACAAGAGATTGGTAACAATGCAGAGATCATTGAAATGGGTGACGATGTTTCCCCAGAAGGTAGATTTGATCAGCACTTACACGCATACGTAAATGACCAAGGAAAAGGTTTAACTATTGATGAAGTAAATTATGGTAAAGCTTTTGAAGAGAACGATAAGATATATTTCAAAATGGAATTCTTATTAATGTATTTAGAGAAACAAAGGTTCAGAGGTTTTGATGCGGTAAGAGTAGCTGCACGATTAAAAGAGAGAGATGCAAAGTCAGTTGTTAGAAAAGTAGAAAAAAAGAATACTAGGTTATGGGAAATCGATAATGAAAGTTTTAAAAGAATCGAATCACTACCCTTACCGAAGGAAGAAGATTTAAACAAAGAGGAGGATTTACCTTTCTAAAAAACTTCTTGACTTTAATATTAATGCGGGATATAATGAGATATCATTTTAAACAAAGGAGTGAGAATGAAAAAGAAAATAATTAAAAAAATAGATGATCCTAAGAATCCATTTTATGGAAAAGAAAAGGTAACAATCTATACTAACATGAAAAATAAAAATCCAAGTGAGGCTCATAAGAAACTTGTAGAGTTCTATCGTAAACATAATATTAAAATTGGTATATGAAATTACAGCACTTAGATTTATTCAGTGGTATCGGTGGCTTCAGTCTAGGACTTGAAGCCACTGGAGGTTTTGAAACAAAAGCATTTTGTGATATTGAAAAATATCCAAGACAAGTGCTGCAAAAACACTGGCCACATGTTAAACAGTATGAAGATATAAAGGAGTTGAATTATGAAAGACTTAAAGCAGATGGAATTGATTCCATCGACATCATTACGGGAGGATACCCTTGCCAACCTTTCTCCATCGCAGGTCGCCAAAAAGGTGAGCAAGATCCGAGACACCTCTGGCCAGAGTATTTTAGACTTGTCAAAGAACTCAGACCGACTTGGGTTATTGGAGAAAATGTTAGTGGACACATTAAACTCGGTCTCGACACCGTTATCGAGGACTTGGAGAGTGAAGACTACTCCGTTAGGCCGTTTAGTATTTCAGCTTCGAGCATCGGTGCCAACCACCAAAGAGAAAGAATCTGGATATTGGCGCACTCCAGACGCTCACAGTGGCCGAGGGCCGAGCTCCGAGGAGAGAATGAAAATGAAACTAGAAAAGAAAATGCCAATCAGTTTGAACGATCAAGTAGCACATCCGAAGTTGATGTGGCCAACACCAACGACGAGAGATTACAAAGACAGTGGCAAAGCCGTAATCAATTCACATCGAGATTCAATTCTTCCCGTGAGAGTAGCGAAGAAGGACAAGGAACAGTGGGTCAAGGGTGGTGGGAGTCTGAACCCAACATGGGTAGAGTGGCTCATGGGATACCCAAAAGGGTGGACAGACTTAAATCATTAGGAAATAGTTTGGTACCACAGATACCTTACTATATAGGGAAAACAATTTTAGAGGTGATGAATGGAAAAACTAATTAAAGAAACTCTAGGAATAGCTGCGAAACTCGTAGCTAAAGCCGAGAGTAAAAACATGAAGCTAACAAAAAGAATATTAGTAGACGATTTAAAAATGATAAAATTAAACTTAATGCTATTGCAAGATGATATTACAAGACAGTCAAAGTCAGAAAATTAAAATAGTTTTTGGTCCACCAGGTACCGGGAAGACAACACATCTTCTTGGTATTGTTGAATCAGAACTACAAAAAGGAACTCCACCAGATCGAATAGGATATTTTGCTTTTACAAAAAAAGCTGCAAGAGAGGCAGTGACGAGAGCAATGGAGAAATTTAATTTGGATCGTAAAAGTTTTAAATACTTTCGTACACTACACAGTATGGCATTCTTAATGTTAGGATTAAAAAATGCTGATGTTATGGATGATGATGATTACAAAGCAGCTTCTGATTATCTACAAGTTAAATTAATTAATCCAAATAAATCAGTAGATGAGTTAGGTATTTCATTACCACAGGATCCTTATTTAAAAATAATTGATCAAGCAAAAATAAAAAACGTATCACTATCAAATGAGTTCATGCGTAGTGGTGAGCATATTCAAGGAGGATTTGAAAAGCTACGACAAATAGATAAAGGTTTAGAGCGATACAAAAAGAAACACAGTAAATTTAATTTTACAGATATGATTGTAGAATTTAATAAACAAAAAAATTGTCCTAGGTTTGAAGTTGTAATTATTGATGAGGCACAGGATCTTAGTTTTATTCAATGGCAAATGGCAGAGATACTTATTCGTAATTCAAAACGAGCTTACATTGCAGGAGATGATGACCAAGCTATATTTGATTGGGCGGGTGCTGATACAAAAAGATTAGGACTCATAGGTGGGGAAAGAGAAATACTAACACAGTCTTACCGAGTGCCTAGAGCCGTGCACCAAGTAGCTGATAACTTGATTAGTAAAGTTAATGATCGTGTACAAAAAGATTGGAATCCAAAAGAAGAAGAAGGAATAGTGCAGCGTCATCGTATGCGATTCAATAACCAAATAGATTTAACAAATGGATCGTGGTTAATTTTAGCAAGAACTAATTATGTATTAGATCAAATAGCAGATGATTTAAAATACCAAGGATTGTTTTATGAATATAAAAATAGATCTTCTATTTCTGATCGTATGATCAGAGCAATACAAGGATGGAATAATTTAAAAGAAGGAAACGAGATAGATGTATTTGCAGCACAAGATATTTATTATTACATGAGTGGCAATGGTAATATAGAACATGGTCATAAAGAAGCCATAAAAACAGCGAGTGAAGAAGTTAAATATAATTACGAATCGTTGGTCGTGGGACATGGTTTAAATGCTGACATCAATAGTGAATGGAACATTGCATTAGATAGAATACCAGAATCGATGCAACGTTATATCAATGCAGCAATGCGCAGATCATCCTTTAATAAATCGAAAAATATAAAATTATCTACAATTCATGCATCTAAGGGTGGCGAAGCAGACAATGTTATGGTATTAAAGGACTTACCACGTAAGGCAGATTTAAGTCTTGCGCAAAAAAGAGATGATGAGAGGAGAGTGTTTTACGTTGCTACAACAAGAGCAAAAAAATCTTTACACATTATTGAGAGCCAATCTAACAGAGAGTTTACAGAACTATGATCTGTGAAAATATTTTAGAACAAGCAAAAGAATTAGTTGGAGGTGATCGCCAAGAAGACTACGGCGATAAGCTTACCAATCATGAGAACATTGCTGCATTGTGGTCAATTTTCCTCCGCAAAAAATTAACACCCCATGATGTGGCAATGTGTATGGCTTTAGTTAAAGTCGCTAGACTAATGCATGCACATAAACCAGACAGCTATGTAGACTTGGCGGCCTATGCAGCTATTGCAGGGGAAATAGATGAGCGAACGAAGTGAAAACAAAATGTACTGTTTGCGGTAAATCATATCCTACTACAAAAGAATATTTTGCTAAACGTGAAGCAATTTCAAGAGGTTTTAAAACACAATGTAAATTCTGTACTGTTATAAAAGATTCTTCTTATAGAAACACAGAACGTGGATTTTTAATGCAGTTAATTAATAGTTGGTATGGAAGAGTTTTTAGGAAAAAAAAATATATTCATAGTAGTCTTTACCACGAGATTACAACAAAAGAAATGATGTTTGAACATTGGGAGGAACATAAAGAAAAATATGGTTATCATTGTTTTTATACAAAAGAAATTATGACACATCTAGGCTCTGTATTACAAGATGGACGAAGAAAATTTACTAGAACACGAACAAATATATCTATTGATAGAATAGATAACGAAAAAGGATATACAAAAAAAAACACAGTTTTTTGCACATGGGATTTTAATGATAGAAAAGGATCAATAACTTTTGATATATGTAAAAAAGTATTGAGAGCTGGTGAGAAAAGAGGATTACATGTTTAGACAGCCTTCTCTTTTTCAAACTCCTAGTGAGTGGGTACCACCAGAAACAGTACCTAATTTTAGTGGAGCGAAAGAAATCGCTATTGATTTAGAAACAAAAGATGATGGTATAAAAAATGGTGTAGGACCTGGATGGGCTACTAAACAAGGAAGAGTTATTGGTGTTGCGTTGGCCGTGGATGGTTGGGAAGGATACTATCCTATAGCACATGAGGGTGGTGGTAACTTTGATCAAAACGTTTTTCTTAATCAACTTAAACCTATTTTAGAATTACCTTGTGATAAAATATTTCACAATGCCATGTATGATGTTGGATGGTTAGATGCTTTAGGATTAAAAGTGCACGGCAGAATAATAGATACGATGATTGCCGCACCTTTAGTAAATGAAAATAGATTTAATTATTCTCTTAAAGATTTATCAAAAGAGTATGTTGGAGAAACAAAATCAGAATCTTTATTGTATGAAGCTGCAAAAGAGTGGGGCGTGGATGCAAAGAGTGAGATGTGGAAACTACCACCAATGTATGTTGGTCCTTACGCTGAACAAGATGCTGCAGTTACTTTAAAGTTATGGAAAGCATTGCAACTAAAGATAACTCAAGAGGAGCTATTAAATATTTTTAACACAGAATCAGAATTGTTTCATGTTCTATTCGCTATGAAAAAGAAAGGAGTGCGCATTGATACAGAAAAAGCAGAACGTATTAAAAAAGATTTTGAGAATTCAGAGAAGAAGATATTATCTAGCTTATATAAAGCATGTGGTTTTGAGGTGGAGATACTTGCTCCATTATCAATTGCAAAAGCTTTTGATAAACTTAAAATAAGATACAACAGAACACCAACAGGTTTACCGAGCTTTGATAAAAACTTTTTAGCAACGCATTCTAATCCGTTCGCACAGAATATAGTAAAAGCAAGAGAGTTAAATAAAGCAAGAACAACATTTATAGATTCTATTTTAAAACATTCTTATCGTGGTCGCATACATGCAGATGTAAATCAGCTACGTTCAGAGACAGGCGGTACAATATCAGGAAGGTTAAGCATGCAAAACCCTAACTTGCAGCAGATACCAGCTCGTAATAAAGATATAGGTCCTAAAATAAGAGAAATCTTTGTGCCAGAAAAAGGTGAGGAGTGGGGATGTTTTGACTATTCACAACAAGAGCCTCGTCTTCTTATACATTATGGAGCCTTGGTTAGTGAGTCAACTAAATGGGATGTTGCTTCTGTAGAAAAATTATTAAATGATTATAATAATAAACCAGACACTGATTTTCATCAAGTTGTTGCTGATATGGCAGGCATAGATCGTAAACAAGCCAAGACAATTAATCTTGGTATGATGTACGGTATGGGTAAAGGTAAACTTGGATCCCAATTAGGATTAGATAAAGAAGATGTTGATGATATTTTTAAACAATATCATTCTACAGTTCCTTTTGTAAAAGTATTGACAGAAGGCACGATGGGTAGAGCACAGAAAATGGGGTTCATAAGAACAATATTAGGACGTAAATGTCGTTTTGATTTATGGGAACCATCTTCTTATGGTATTCATAAACCATTATCATTTAAAGATGCTGAAGCAGAATACGGTGGTATAAATAGAATACGACGTGCTTGGACATACAAAGCTTTGAATAGATTGATCCAAGGATCCGCTGCTGATCAAACAAAGAAAGCAATGATAGATGTTTTTAAAGAAGGTATTACACCTTTAATCCAGGTACATGATGAACTAGATATTTCTGTATACTCTGAAGAACAAAAGAAAAAAGTTATTGAGATTATGCAGAGTGCCGTGCCATTAAGAGTTCCTTGTAAAGTAGACTGCGAGGTAGGACCTTCGTGGGGAGAAATTGAATAGAAAGCAAAAGGTTGGTTTTTTAAACCATCTTGTAGCCATGCACTGGCTGACGAAAAGAAATTACTACGTTTTTCATAACATTAGTGGCCTTGGGCCGTGCGACTTGATTGCTCTAAATGATAGAGGAGACACGATAAAGATAGATGTAAAGAGCGAAAGTATAAGAAAAACAGGCACACATGCAGGTCATAAGATAAGAAGAATGACCACAAAAATACAGAAAAAAATGGGTGTAAAATTACTCATGGTAACTAAAGAAGGAAAGTGCTATTTCTATAAGTAATGATTAAAATATGGTTACTTATATCAATGATCTCTATGCCCGGCATGCCTTCAGTAAAACATACGGCTGAGTTATACTTTGATCAAGAGAAGTGTGAAGCAAGACGTATTGTGATGGAAAATAGTATTATTGATATGGCTACTGAACAAGGAATAAATCCTGTCTATACGCAGACTTGGTGCCTTGAATCAAATATGTTTGTAATGAATGCTACTTAATAGCTTGATCTATTTTATCATTGATCGCTACAACATTTGCTTCAATGACCGAGAGCCGTGCGTCTATACGCAACATATCTAAATCTTTTACCTTATTTTCATTGGCAGCGACTCTGTTTACTAACATCCCATAACTGTAGATAACAGTTACACCTGCAATAATAACTGCGGTGATGTTGATAGTTTTAAGATTCATTTTTATTGTTGTAATGATTGATAATAACTTGCTAGAGCTTCATCTATTAGAGGGTTGGTTCCTATTCTTGGATTGGGAAAGTAATTAGTCCCTTCTTCTAAAAGACCTTGACCAAATAAATCATCTATTACGTCTTGATTTAAATTATATCCAGAACTTCCTAAAATTTGTGCTGTTTCTTGCCTTTGCGCTTCATCTTCTAAAGATTGTTGTAAAGCATTCTCTGCTTCTATTCGTTTTTGATCTTCTTGAAACTCTTTATCTAACGCACTAAAATCTTGAACACCTGAATCTATTATATCGCCCATGGTTTCATCAACTATTTCTGATCTTGTGCTAGGATCTATTACATCAAATTGTTTTGGAAGAATTAGTTGTTCTTCTATTGTTTCTGGAAGTGGTACACTTTTATCATCTGTTAAATCCTCCATAAATACATCTTCAGTTGGTGCTGCAAATACTTTTCCTTCTGGCATAAAATCCAAAGGATATCTTTCACCTGGCATTCTTGGATCACTGTATGGTATTGGTTTATCTTTTACACCAAACAATGCTTTAATTGCTTGCACTGTAGGAAGACCCATCTGTAATCTTGATCCTATAGGATACATTTCTCTAGCTTGTTCTGGGTATAAGTTTTGTAATCTTCTTGTTGGATCTAAGAAATCTCTATCAACAGTATCTTGAAATACATCAAAACCCGCTGTTGTCATAGGCCGTGTGCCATCACGCATTCTAACATTACCTTGAATAGTTCCACCGGGAGTTTTTCTAACTCTTTCAAGAGCTAATTGTTTTACAAATTTATTTTGTCGTGAACGAAGATCCTTTGCTAAATCCGTATCTTTTTTTTCTAATGCTGTAGCAATTCGTCTATCAAGACTACCTACACTTTGTTGTAATTTATCTTCTTTACTTCCTGTATTAGCGGCAGCAATGCCTTGTTCTCTACCTGAGAATGCGTCTGGTTTTGGTGCTACAAATCTATTATTACTTCCTGTTCGTATATCAGGTCTGTTTCTAGTAGCTAAATAAGAACCTCTTCTATCAATACCAGCACTCTCTTCACGTCTTCTTCTAGCCGAAGCCGCACTTCTTCTTCTCTTGGATTGATTTACTTTTCTTGGTCTTCGTCCTCTAGCCATATTATCCTCTATTTACTAATGCTTCAGTTATATCAATATCTCCGCTTTTGGCAAGTTGAGATCTATCTGATGGTGATATTGTGCCAGTTCCTAAATCACTTGAAATAATATTAAACCCACCTAAACTACTAGGAGGAGCTACGATGGGTGCTGGTGTTGGTGCTTTTTCTAAAGGATTTGTAGTTACAAGAGGAGCTGGATCACCAAAACCAAACGGCCCTTCCATAAATCTTGTAGCGCTACCACCTATGGTGCCCTTACCTTTAAAGATAGAATTAGGATCTTCAAACAATGTCGAGCCTCTTAGGTCTCTAAAACTATCTTGAATTGAATTAAGTATATCTTTTGCGTAGTTTGGTAAACCTCTTAATTTACCTGTGTCACGAAGATTCTTTTTTAAAAAATCTGGAACTCTATAAGGTGTAAATTTATTACGTAATAAAGAGCTCTTTTCTTTTTTAGATAGTCTTATGTTTAGAGCTTTGTTTATTTTCTTTTTACTGACTCCTAAAATTTCTGCTGCTTTAATAGCTCGTAACATTTGTTTATCTGCATCCAACTTTGCTCTGTTTGCCTTTTTGTATATTTCAACAGCTTGGTCTGGAGTTACCGTTCCTCTAGTTAAATCTCTAGTTAAAATTTTCTTTGAATTTTCTATACGTTTTTTGTACTCTGATATTTTATATTTTCCTAACGCATCTTCTAAATAAGGATTTTGTATTCTAAAACCTAAGACACCAGCAAACTCATTTATTACTTTGTATTGCCTATTTAATTTATCAAAGTCTCCAGTAGCTGATAATCCTAATCTATAAAACTGATTTGCTGAACCAGGTGCAAAAGTTTTCAGTGCTTCTAGTGTAACCTTTCTCAGCTTATCACCAAGAGGATCTTCTGGATTGTATATTCTAAAACCTTCTTTACTTGCACCACCTCTTGCAAAGATATCTAAAACAAAACTTGTAAAAATAGCTTCTTCCACGAACGGTTTCATAACCTCCGCTGTTCCAGCGATTGCAGCAGTTGTCATATTTTTCATAAACCCTTCTTCATCAACAGCACCTTTTTTCATTTCATTAAGAGCTGTTCTAAAAGGACGAGTCAATGCATCGTAAGCGTTGGTGTGAGAATAATCTATGTAAAATAATTCACCATCTTGTTTAATAGGTATTAAGTCTGAGTTTTCTGACCATTTTGGAATAAACTCTCTCAGTGCATTCATTTGTTCATTTGTAACACCAGTTATTGCTTGACCTATTTCTGAAAAAGCTTTTCCTGAACCAAGACCAAACACGGCCATACTTCCTAATCTTTTAATTCCAATACCTCTTAACAATGGATCGTTATATTCTTTGATACCTCTTGTAATTGTATTAACACCAGTTCTAATTATTTCTGCAGGAAAAGCAACGAAGTTACCAAAAGGTAATTTACGTAAAAACTGAACCCCTGATCCTACGTAGTCATAGTTTGGAATATTATTTCTAACAATGTCAGCAGCATACTGATCTAAAAAATCATCTATTGCACCCGGAGCATTTAAGTCATCAATACCTAATTTTTTTGCTTCATCTCCGTATCTAGCAATAAAACTTGCGTTATCATTTTCAAAAGCATTTTTAAATATTGTTTGAACCTTTGCTCTTTCAGCATAAAAGTTTTGTATTTTATAAAAATCATCTTCAGCTTGATACAATGTTCTTGCACTTTTTCTAATAGGATCAAATATTTTTAATTTTTCACCCATGGATCCTAACAGTGTTTGTGCTTTTCCAAGTTCAGTTGTATTTTCTATTCCTTCAGCTACCTCATCAAACGTTCTTGTAATATCTCCTAATCTTGCACTTGTATTAACAATACCAAGACGTTGTAATTTTTGATACTCATCAAACTGTGCTTGATAATCTGCTGCTGAGTTAAATCTTTTTTTCATATCTCCAGCAAGTTGACTTTTTAAATTTGGCAATAATGTTCTTCTAGCCTCAGCAAAATTACCTGGTCTAAATAAATTACCATTAACAGCAGAAAAAGCTAATGCACTAACAAAGTTTCTAAAATGAGTAATAGGTGACAACGTTGTTTTCATTTCTTGGGTTAACGCTTTTCCACCTAAGAAAGCTGTTCGATATAAAGTTCCTAATGCACTACCTCCTATTGTATCATCAGAAAATTTTGCGAGAGATTCAGCTATTTCTTTTGTTGTATATTTACCATTCAAAGGATTAAAAGGATTGGCAGTTTTAATTTGTGTTGTAAAACTAACACCATCACCGCTTGCAGCTTTGGGAAAAATATATTTATTCATTCCTGAATTGTACACCTCTTGAAAATATTTAGAGGAGTTTAAAAAATCCTCCATCTTTGCTATTGATTTAACGTACTGTTCTGTAACGTCAGTTTCTTCTCCAAGAAGTTCACGAATTTGTTTTGGTAAATTTCTTCGTTGTTTAAATACTTCTGCATCAACAACTTTATTCTTTACTAAAATATCACCAACACCTTGCTCATCACCAGCTCTTACAATTGTATTAATGTAATTATCCATAACTTTTGCCGTTGATGGATCTTTTGGTGTAAAACCAACTATGTCATCTCCTTGTTTTATAGCCGTTCCTAATTGTGGAATTTTTGTCGCTATATAACCTTTTGTTTTTTCAATAACTTGTCTTCCTTCATCAGTTCGTCTTAAGGTTTTAAGATATTTTTCTCTTGTTGCTTTTGGTCCAGCTTTATAACTTCTTGTTAAATACTCACCAATGTTAGCTGCAACTGTGTCAACAAATTTTGTGCCACCTGGATCAGCAGATTGTGCTAAAGGATTAGCTATAATTTTTTGAGAAAGACTATCTATTTTTGTACGCATGCTACCTAGTATTGGAACGACATCTGAAAAACCTGCAGCATTTATACGTTCAACTATACCTTTAAGTTTATCTGGATCTTTTTTAGCGCTTGTCGTTAAATAGTCATGAAACATTTCCATAACTTTATCTCTTTCCTTAATCATTTTTGAACCCATTCTTTCGTCAAATTTTTTGTCTAATATTTTTCCTGCGGCTGTTTCCAAGTCTTGAGCCAAGCGCCTTGCAGCTTCAATAGCGGCTCTATTGGCACCTATCATATCTCTTTCAAACTTAAACATTTGTTCAGGACGATCGGCTCTTGATCTTGTGTAAGAAAATATTTTATCAATGTATCTAACAATATTACTTTTATTAAAAGCAAAACCCTCCGCAGCTTCTAATGATACAGGATTTCCAGCATCATCAATATAACTGACCTTTGCTGGATTATGCAGTAAGTCTCCTTTTTTTCCAAAACTAAACATACTACCATCACTTCCTTTAATAACACCACCAAGACCTCTTAAACTTGGAAGTAATACTTTATCAAAAACACCGAAACCAATTGCACTTTCTACACCAAATTTAAATCTATTTTTTAAACGACGAAAAGCTTCTCTTCTACCAACATATCCTGTTTGACTGTCTGACTCTGTTGGTCCTCCAAAAACATCACCTATTGTTCCTAAATCATTTGTATGTGCGGCAGCTTCTGCTAAACCTACAGCCAATGCGTTTGTAGTCGTTGGTTTACGTGCAAAGAAACCTGCATTTTTTGCTTTAACTAATTTACTTGCAGCTTTTAAAGCTATACCACCTGGTACACCAAGTTGTGTTAATACTTCTGTAACAGATCCAGTCCATCTATCATCTGCTAGATCTTCTAATTTTGTAAAAGTTTTTGTGTTATCAAACCAATCTTCTACATCTTTTGTTAAGTCTGTTCCTAATCCTAAATCAATTAATGTAGTTCCAAGAGTCGTGACTCCTTCTACAGATTTTACAGCACCAGATCCAATGCCTGCTACAGCAGATGTTACTAACCCTGTTTTTTTATTGTTTATATCTTCTTCTGTTTTTGTTGTGATAGGTTTTGTAATTTCAAATCCACCTAAAGATTCACCTAAAAATTTAGGAGCTTCATTTTCTTCTTCAAGAATTTTAAAACCGCCTAGTTCAGCCATTTTAACCTACCCTACTATTCTTAATTGATCACCCTCTTTAACAAAAACTTCGCCTCTTCCCTCTACTTTAAACGGAGCTCCGTCTGGTTGATTTGCTATGTCAGCCTCTGATACTGTAGGAGCAGTTGCTAGTGCAGTGCTTGAATTATATATATCGGCTAATTGTTTAGTTGCAGTTTCTACATCTTCGTCTGTTTGTTGCATAAAACTAACAATATTTTTTTGAATAAATCCATCTACACCATCGTCAATTTTTATTCCTTTAGCTAATTTAATTGCATCTTCGTTTGAAAGATTAGGTGCTAATGTTCTTATTGTAGCTAAGTTTTGTTGGAAGTCTGTGCCACCTGCAGCTTCAAGTTCTGTTAATTCTTTTTCTCTTTCAAACGCTCTTTCTTCAGTTTCTCGTTTTAATCCTTGTTCAACTGCAGCCATCTTAATTTTATCTGCACGTTCTGATAAAGCATTTCCTAATCTAGCAAACTCTTGCATCGGTTCTTTAGCTGATCTTGCTACCTTATCAGCAAAATTACCACCTCTTGAACTAGCTAAATTTAAACCAAACTGCACCATTGCATTATATAAACCTGCTTTAGTTTTTTCTTTTCCATCACCTAGATATTTATCGAATATTGCCATGTTATCTTTAATATAATCATCTAATTCGCCTTTCTTAATTTTCTTTTCTGTATTATCTGTTTCTGTTTTAATTTCTTTTTCTTTCTCTTTTGTAAATTTTTTTGTTTCTTCTATCGTGCTACCTGCAGCTCCACCCTCTGTTCCAGCTTTAGGTGGTGTAGATGGTTCTTGATTAGCAGAAATTTCTGCTTCATCTTCAATTAATCCTGGTGCCATCATTCCTGCACCTGCTAAATTTAATCCCGTCATTGTTAAATATTTATTCGAAATACCAGGAATTTTTGCAGCTCTTATTCCTGATGGTACTGCTGATCCTGCAAATACTCCTTGCTGTGCACTGTATGGAACTACTGCTGTTCCTGTTGTTGGTGTTTCAACACTTCTAACATTTGGCGGAGCCTTGCTACGGCCTCCTCTTCCAAATATAGATAAAGGATTTTTAATCAATGCAGGTAAACCCGAACGTCCACCACTTATTGTAGCAGGTAAAGTATTTGCTCTTTGAACTACGGCTCTTGATCCAGATGTTAAATAAGGAAGACCTCCTTGTTTAGCAATAAACTCTTTGCCCATACCCATGATTCTAGGTAAAGCAAATCTACCTCCTTGAATCATTAAAGGTATTATTGCTGGTACGGCCATTAGTTACCTCCGAACAAATTACCAAAGCCCTCTGATAGACCACCAAAGCCTTGACCAAATTGACCAAGAGCTCCTAAGCCTGCAATACCAAGACCAAGTGCTTGTGCATATGGATTGGTAGGTGGCTGTTGAGTATATTGAATACTGCTACTTGGAGTGCCTCGTAATATATCACTAGCAAAACCAAGTCTTCTAAATGGTTCTTGCTGTGCTTGAATTTGTTGTTGTCTAGCAGCTTCCATTTGTGCTTGACCTAACTGTTGTTGCATACCACCCACACCTAGTAGTGATTGAATATCTGCTTGACCAAGTTGTTGCCCAAGTGCACCAAGACCAGCTTGAGTTTTACCTAAACTAGCTAAACCTTGTCCTGCTTGACCAAGTAATTGACCCGCTTGTAATTGTCTTCTTTGTTGTGCTTCTTGTGCACCCATCGCAGCACCTTGTGCTTGTTGATAGTTACGTGATAAGTCTTCAAAAATTCTTCTTGATTTAATGTCGGCTAAATTTTTACCAAGCTCTGCTTCTTGAACACCCATACGTGAGCCTCCAAAAGCACCTACCTTTTGTGCTTGAGAAGCTAAACCTTGTTGAGCAATCTGTGCTTGTTTATCATATTCAGCTAATGCTTGTTGTGTAACTTGTTGTTGGTATGGGTCCATGAACGCTTGCGCTGAACTTGGATTATATGCTTGTGTTGCACCAAGTGCTTGTTGAATACCACCTGTTAATGCACCTCCTCCAAGAGTTGCACTTCCCATAGCTTGTTGTAAAGCTGGTGCGTAAGAACCTATATTTTGACTTGCTAAACCAAAAGCTCGTTGTTGTTCTGGAGTAAAACCTGCAAACTGATATCCTGGTATTTGTTGAGCAATACCTGCTCTACCTAATTTACGTAATTGAAAAGCTTCTTCTGTTTCGTCCGCTCCTTTTACAGCATTTGGATCGCCAAATACGGATGCAAGTAATTGCTCAGATCTTCTTTCAATGTAAGGAGCTTGTTGCTGCCTTTGTATTATTTCATCTGCCATTATCTTTTGCCTCCATATTTATCTTGTAAACTATAAAGGAATTTTGATCCTCTGTCTCTAGTATCTTGTTTACCTTTACCACCCATTGCTTGACCAAGTCCTCTTACAGTTCTTGAATTAATAACAAACTCACCATCACTTAACATTGCTGGTATATCATCACTAGTCTCAGTTCCCGGTCCAGCGATCTTACCATTCTTACGAGGAAAACCACCTTGTCTTAAACCTAAAGTTTTTAAACCATTTATTTCTCCACCCATTGCCCTTTGTGTTAAGTTAGGTCCGTATTGAGAAAAAGGAATCAATTCAACTCCACCCATAGGTGCATCACCAATGTTAGCAAATCCTGGTACCTTACCATATATATCTTCAAAAGTTGATTTCTTTTCTTCTTCTTCTTTAGAAGCAAGAAGCCCTGTTAATCCTGCAAGAGCACTTGCTGTTTTTATTGGATTAGTTTTTGCAAAATTCATTATTGATCCAAGGACACCTGGCTTTTGCACAGCGCCTTTCATTATAGCATCTTTAAGTAAGAGTTTATTACCACCTGAAGCTGCATTAAGAACACTTGATGGCACTGCTGTTGATGTAGCAGCCGTTCTACCAAACAATCCACCTAATCCTTGACCTGCTTGAAGACCACCAAATTTACTAAGAGCTCCACCTGTTAATCCAGATAATGCGGCAAATCTAAGAGCCTCTTGTGGACTCCTACCTGCAACTAGACTACCAAGACCACCGCCTAAAGCTGAACCCAACATAGGTCCACCATATAAAAAGCCTAGTCCTGCGCCGATAATGGGAGCTGCTTTTTTGGCAGCTTTAAAAATCTTCTTTAGCATGTTCTCCTTTTGCAAATCATGATTGTTATATAATGCAAGGAGGCTGCCCTTGTAATTAAGCCAAGTATTTAATCCTATATTTATAGGCAAATATTTGCTATATGACAATAGATATTTAAAAAGAATGAAAGGGGTATCATGCCTAAAAAGAAAAAACCTGCCGAACAAGTCTTAAAGTTCGATACCATTAGACCCTTTGGTCCTACAATAATGAGAGGCAGAATGCCTGACTTCATTACTAAAATGCTTGATGATAAAGCAACAGAAATGTTAACAGATGAAAAATTATCTAAAGAGTTTGATCATTCAGGTAACTTAGCAGGCAATGTTAAACAAGAAGTTCGTTATCCTCAAGACTGGATGAACACAGAAGAATTTATGCCAATGGTTCAGCTAATTGGTGAGATGGTTAAGAATTATATTTCTATACCACCAGCAAGTGAAACAATTA